GCCTGCGTGGGGGTCGAGCCTGATGGCGGCATCGGCCCCAAGACGCTGGCTGCTGTGGCCAAGTTTGACCCAGCCCAATTAGTTGACGATTACAGCAAGCGCCGACTGTCATTCCTGATGGATCTGCCACACTGGCCGACTTTCGGTAAGGGCTGGGGCCGCAGGGTGGCCGATGTTGGCAAGACTGGCATGGACATGGCGTAAGCTGGAATAATCCCATCATGGCCAACGTCAAACAGCAACTCGAAACCCCGTCAATCCCAAGTCTTGGGTTTGCGCCTGCGACCTATGAGCAAAGGCATTTCAGCGAGAACTACGGTGCATTGAACATCTATTTCCGCAAGCTGGTGGGTGCATTGGGTGCGCTGTTTGGCCCCATGGGTGGAAAGTATTTGAACACGCCACATGGGGCATTTCAGGATTCGACAGACCAGACTGCTGCCAACACGACCACGGCCTATGCGGTCAAATTCAACACCACTGACTTTTCCAACGGCGTCACCATTGCCAGCGACTCGCGCATCACGGTGGCCTTGGATGGCATCTGGAACATCCAGTTTTCTTTGCAGTTCAAGAACACCACCAGCGATGGCCAAGATGTGGACATCTGGTTTCGCAAGAACGGCACCAACATCGACAACTCAAACAGTCGATTCCACTTGCCTGCCAGAAAATCGGCAGGCGACCCAAGCCATTTGATTGCGGCCATAAACTTCTTTGCAAGCATGGTGGCCACTGACTACATTGAGATCATGTGGCGCGTGACTGATACTGGCGTCAGCATTGAGCATTTTGATGCCAGTACAAGCCCGACACGGCCAGCAATTCCATCTGCGATTGTCACGGTGTCGTTTGTCTCCAACCTACCAACGGTGTGACCCATGTACATCCCATTGAAACTTCCCCCAGGCGTCTACAAAAACGGCACAGAATACCAAGCTGCTGGCCGCTGGAACAACGCCAACCTGGTGCGCTGGTACGAGAACACCATCCGGCCAGTTGGTGGGTGGCGTAAGTTTTCAGACACGCAACTGTCTGGAATGTGCCGAGGCATCATCCCTTGGCGTGACAACGGTGGTACGCGCTGGGTCGGCATCGGCACGCATAGCAAACTTTATGCAATGTCGCAGCTTGGCGTGATCAAGGAGATTACGCCCACAGGCATGGCCGCAGGTATTGCCAACGCCACCACGGTCACTGGCTACGGGTACAACAATTACGGCAGCTACGCATACGGTGTGGCCAGGCCCGACATCGGCACATCAACGCCAGCCACCACTTGGTCGATGGACACTTGGGGTGAATACCTGGTGGCCTGCTCCAGCACTGACGGTATGCTGTACGAGTGGCAGCTTGGGTTTACAACACCCACACTGGCTGCGCGAATCACAAACTCGCCATCAGGCTGTAAGGCTTTGATGGTCACAGCCGAACGCATTATTTTTGCCTTGGGCGCTGATGGCAATGCACGCAAGGTCAAGTGGTGCGACCAGGAAGACAACACGGCATGGACAGCCTCCACCAGCAACTTGGCTGGTGACTACGAGTTGTCATCGACAGGCACATTGTTGGCTGGCAAGCGCGTCAAGGGCGTCAACCTGCTGTTTACCGATGTGGATGTGCACACAGCGCAATATGTGGGTGCGCCATTTGTCTACGGCTTTGAGCGTGCTGGCTCGGGCTGCGGCCTGATTGGTGCGCAGGCTGTAGCAGCCATTGACACTGCCGCCATCTGGATGAGCAAGTCGGGATTTTGGATGTATGACGGTTACGTCAAGCCACTGCCAAGTGATGTGGGCGACTACGTTTTCCAGAACATCAACTATGCGCAGTCATCCAAGGTCTACGCAGTCCACAACAGCCAGTTTGGTGAGATCTGGTGGTTTTATCCCAGCATCTCCAGCAACGAAAACGACAGCTATGTCACGTTTAACTATCGAGAAAATCATTGGTCAATTGGTACGCTGGATCGCACTGCTGGCAGCCATGCTGGTGTTTACACCAACCCGCTGATGGTTTCCGCAGACAGGTATGTGTACGAGCATGAGGTGGGCTATGCCTACGATGGCGCAACGGTGTTCGCAGAGTCTGGACCAATTCAGATTGGCAATGGCGACAACGTGATGAGCGTGCGGCAGGTAGTGCCAGATGAGCAGACATTGGGCGAGGCCGTGGTGTCGTTTACCAGTCGGATGTACCCAACAGGGGAGCAGTCCTCATTTGGACCGTATTCGGCAGCCAACCCCACCAGCGTGCGTTTTGCTGGTCGCCAGGTCAATGTGAAGGTGACAGGGGCCGTGCTGGCCGACTGGCGTATTGGCACGATGCGGCTGGACGCTGTGCCAATGGGCAAGAGATGAGTGACCTTGAGCATCTGGAGCGACTGCGCCATCATGTGGAGGCGGCATTAGAATACTCTGGAGGCACACACCATTTCGATGATGTCGTTGAGATGGTGAGGGACAGCAGGCTGCAAGTGTGGCCAGCCACAGAGTCCATTGTGCTGACAGAGATCATTGTCTATCCACGGCTAAAGAATTTGCATTACTTCTTGGCTGGTGGCGACCTCGATGAACTTTCAAGGATGCGGCCAATAATCGAATCCTGGGGCAAGTCAGTGGGGTGCACCAGGGTGACTTTGGCAGGC